TTAATAGATGCGGTCAGGGATGTTGGGAGCTACAGGCTCGAAATAAAATCCGGTAACAAAGAGATCTTCCCCCGTTTCCAGGTCCGGCCCGGTCAGGGGGATTGGCTCCATGATTTGACTGCTAATCCACCATTTCCGCCGCTCCTGTTCCGGCATGGCGAGATAGTCCTTCAAGGTCATTGTCGGGGCCAGGACTTCCAGGAAGGAAAATTCCAGGTCGTCCGGGAACGTGTCAGGCAATTCCTGCGCGTCAAAAAGTTCAGTCATTTTGGCAAGTTCGGAGCGGGTTAAAATCATGATAACTGGGATTTGATGAAATTGTAAAATTCGGGGTCCTGACGCTGGAAGTCAACGGGAGATTCCAACATGCGCTGAATTCCCATGGAAAGAATTTCGCTGCCCCGCACGGATGAAATGAATTGCTCCCTGCTGATGCTGGCGTCATATCCGGGACAGTAAATTCTGCCCGTGTAAACGTGCCCGCCTTTTTCCGCCCATTTGTCTTCCAGGGTTATTTCCTGCGGGCGGTAATTGTAGGTAGGAAACAGGGATTTTAGCCTTTTGGGCTGCTCTCCCCGGCCGCGGTCATAGAGGAACGCCGCAGACTGGCGGAGAATATCCGGGCGGGCATTCTCGATGGCATGAGCCAGTTCGTGGGCCACGGTGGATGGGGGCGTGGTCGAGGAAACTTTGATGTTCCCTAGCAGCTGGAACTCACGTGCAGAGGAATCTTTCAGGACATGGACGCCCAGGGATGGCGGCAGTTTGTCCGCCGCGACGATGGCGCGGACCAGGTCCAGCCCCTGCTGGACGTTGGGAGATAATTTTTTCGGCCTGGCGGGCGTGATATTGTAACGGGCATCTATTTTGACTTGAGACACGGCAACCATGCCGCGCTTGTCCTGGGGTATAATCATGCCGTCCAGTCCCAGGAAGCGCATGCTGTCCCGGTAGGTCCTGCTCCACGACTGTTCTTCCTCCCGGTTGATGGCTTTAACGGTCGCTTTATGGAGCATGCCGCCCGGCTCCCATGATTCCAATGCCTTCCTGAAAGCATCGTCAGCGGCTATCCAGGCAATCCGGTTTTCCGGCGTCTGGGCCTTTATATAGGCTGCCGCCGCATTTTTGAAGCGGTCCCTCAGGGGGGCAAGCTCTGCCTCCCTGCGCTGCTTAAAATCCTGCCACAACCGCTGGGCAATCTGGCCGCGGGCGGCGGCCTCCCGCTGCTGGCGTGCGGCTATCGTGTCGGCAATGCGCTTTTTCTGCGCGGCAATTTGGGCGGGGGTTTTGGCTGGACGGCTGGGGGCTGGTTCCGGGGCCGCGGGGCGCGGCTTGTCCGGACGGTAAACGGCGGTATCGCCCAGGAAGCGAACCCTGTTTTCCATTTGCGCCTGAATCCACCTCCGCGTCTTGTCGTCCAGCCCGCGGACGGATTCCTCCAGGCCGTCCAGGAAGTCTTTTTTGATAGGCCGCACTTTGTCCGTGGGCTTGATGACGCCCAGGGCCTCCGCCTCGTCCCGGTCCACATCCTCCACGCCGCACCCGGAATTGAAGCCCCACGGCCCCCACGGGAGGCCAAAGTCACGGTTGAGTCCAATCCAGAACGCCAGGTCATCCTTGCGCCTCACTTCCCCGATGGCGTCGTCGTGGTAGGGCCTGGGAGTATGGACCGGACGGACGCGGACGAACCGCTGGCAGGGGTACACGTCCAGCACGTCCGGGTCCTGCCCCTCCTGCCATTGGGCGTAGGAGGCGGCCTGCTCCGTCTGCGTGTCAAAAAGGAGTTGCAGGCGGCGGCATCCGCGCAGGTCCCGGAGGTCGTTGTCGTGGATTTCCGGGTCCAGCGTGCCGTCGTGGAGAACCTTGCCGAAGCCTTCTTCCAGCATGCGTTCCCTCATGTTGGCGACGAACTCCGCCCGGCCCTGGTACACATAGTACTCCTTACCCTGGTCGTTGACGGCTTTCTCGCCCCTGACAAACCCGGTCAAATAATCCGTGATTTCCTGGGCGGCCTTGGCGGATGCGAGCGTTGCGGAAAACAATGACTTGACCCGGACGGCAACGGGCATGCGCTGCCATTCCGCCGTCGTCATGGCGGAGGCGACGGCCTCCTTCCCCTCAAGATAGGAGAGGGCTTCCCAGAAGGGCATTGGTTCCAGCAACGCGGCCATGTTATTTCCCCTCCCGTTTGTGGTTCATCCGGCGTTTTTTGTCGAGGGCGGCCCGGAGTTGTTCCAGGGACGGGCGGCGTTGCCGGACCCAGTCGCAGAAGCGGACGGCATCCACCAGGCAATACTGGTCTTCCGGGTCCAGCCGGAGGCCGATTTTTCCGGGATAGGGAGTCGGGGAAAGGATTTGGAACGGCAAGTCGTAAGAGGCAAGGAACATGCTGATGAACTGGGTTGCCGTTTCCTGTTCGATGGTGGCGGGGGCGGTCATGAGCGGGCGGTGCTGATGGGTTGAATCTGGCGGCGGACCGCCTTGACGGCGGCCTCCGGGGTTTGTCCGGCGTCAATCTCGTCCAGGACGCGGCGGACCGTGTCCAGGTTGTGGAACTGGTTGGCCAGGGCGCAGAGGGGGGCCGCATTGGGCAGATCCACCTGGGGATACAGTCCGCGCCGGATGGCGGCCACTTCTTCCCCTGTGATGGAGGGGATGTGGATGATGGCAATGCTCCGCCGGAGCAGCTGGGGGAATTCCTCCCGGCTGTCCGACGACATGCGGGCCATGTGATGCGGGAGGGTCAGCAGGACCAGCCCGCACCGGGTCAGGTTGAGAACGGTTTTCAGAAAGTTGAGGGTCGCGCGGTTGAAATGGTTGGCCTCGTCAATGATGATAAGGCGGGGGGCCGCCTGGAGCGATTGGAGAATGTCCCGTTCCGCCGCCCCGGCGGAATACCAGGAGGCCGCCAGGCCCAGCCCCGCGCCGATAGAGGTCAGGGCGTGCAGATAGCTTTTTTCCCAGGCGGGCGCGGCATTGATAAGCGTGCCGCCGAACTTGCCCGCAAGGTAAGAGGCCGTCTTGGATTTGCCCGCCCCCGTTTTGCCGACGACAAAGACCAGGCGGTGTTCGTCCTGGGCGCATTGCGCCGCGGCGACGGCGTCCGCGGCCAGGGACACATGAGGCAACAGGACCGTGTCCCCGTCCACGTCCGGCGCATTCTGGCGGGGCTGGCCGGAAGATAACGCCTGCCGGACGGACTGCAAGGCACTTTCGCAGTTGCCGGACCAGGTCCCGGCTTTGATTTTGCCCCAGGAGGACGCCGCCAGAGAGAAGCCGACGCGGCGGCAAAAATCCTTGTCGTTGAGGTGCAGTTCCTCCTGCATGTCCACCAGACGGAGGACGTCCGGCGATTTTGATAATTCATATTTGTCCATGATTTGATATAGTGAGGTTAAAAATTGAGTGTTGCGGAGTGTTCCGCCTGCCGGGCGCGGCGGCGGAGGGCGGCGAAGTCGTCCCGCGTCGCAGGCGTGGCGGGCTGGGGCGCGGTGATGCGGCTGTCCCTGCTGGCGGCCTTGTCCAGCGGGTCCTGCAGCTGGTAACGGCGCACCCTGGCGGGCGTTCCGCCGGATTCCGGCGGCGTGTCCGCGGATGCCTCGCCGTCCCGGACCTTGACGCCCTGGGCAACGGTCGTCTGGCCGTTGATGGCGCGCAGGGTGGATTCCCGTCCCGTTTTGCCCGTGGAGGTCAACAGGCGGTATTCTGTCCTCATGATTTGGCGGATTTGCTTGCCGTAGTCCTCCCCGCTTCCGCCCAGGCTGACCGGGTTGGAGCAGGTGACTTGCCCCAGCACCTTGACGCTTCCCGGCACGGTCACGACGGCCTGGAGGGGCCATTCGCCCAGCGGGTCGAAGTGGAGCATGAGGGCCTGCCCCTCGTGCTGCCAGAGCCAGGGGGCCGTGAAGTGCCAGCGTTGAGGCACGCCCAGCGGGCCGGGGACGGTGGCGCGGAGTGTCCCCTTGACCACTTTCCGCTCCACGATAGCCGGAGCCTGAAGCCAGGAGAAGTCGGCGGAGACCTGGCGCATGGGCCGCTCCTTGAGGTCCGCTTCCCAGCGTTCCGCCGGAACCCACTTGCCGTATTCCCGGCTTTCGACGGGGTGCGTGTTGAGGTAGTTGACGGCCCAGTCGATAGCTTCCAGGGCTTCCGCCAGCGTGGGAAAAATCCCCCGCGGGTCCTGGCGGCCATTGCGGCAAGCGACGTATTTCTCGCTCATGGCCTTGTTTTCCGCCTGATAGCGGCCCACCTGGCCGGGAACAAGGGAAAGCACGGACCACAAGCGGTTGAAGAAGTTTTCCACCAGCTTGCATTGCGGGCGGCCCTTGGCGTCAATGTGGCGGATGCCAAGACCGTCCAGCAACCGCTGGACGCGGTCGCTTTTCCAGACGCCGCCCTCAAGAACGAAGGCGTCGAAGATGCCGACATCCCGGCAGGTGCGTATCATGGCCCCGGCGACGTCCTCGCCGCGGTACGTCTGCTCGTACCTGATGACGTAGGAGTAGGCGGGAATGAAGCTGGTGGCGTCGTCGTGGCAGACCAGAAGCTGGAAGCGTCCCAGGCGCACGCCGTATTTTTCCGCGCACTTGTCGCCGGACCCCCGCCAGGGCCACGGCACGCACACGCCGAAGTTGATCGTTGCGTCGTCCCAGGACGCGCGCTGTCCGGCCCGCAGGAGGCTTCCGTCCAGATTCCGGCGCAGGAGGCCCGGCGCATAAGCGGCCTGACGGAGCTTGCGTTCCCCGCCGCGGTGATAGCCCACCAGGGGCCGCGCATGCTTCATGACTTCCACGGCGCAGGCGGGGAGCTTGTGCTTGCTGGCCCGTGCGGCGGCGTCCCAGCCCAGGTCTGGATGGTTGGCGCAGAAGATAGACCACGCAAGGGTCATGCTCCCGCTGGTCCGGGTCGCATTGGTCGCCAGATAGAGGGCGGCCAGTTCTTTTTTCTGGCCCTCCGTCAAGTCCAGCTGCCGGGGACGGCCCTTGCGGGCCTGGCCGGAAAAAGCGTTGAGTGAGTGGTCGGGGAGGATTGCCATTGTTGAGGGTTGGTTATTTGTCGTCGATGGGCAGGCAGGCGAACATGGTTAAAGCCGAGCAAAAACCAAGGACCGGGGAGTCATTGAGGATGAATAATCCGGTGATGATGGTGCCCGCTGTGATGATGATTGTGTCGATTTTGTGATTCATAACGAGCGGATAATGCCGCGGAGACACCAGGCGGCCTTGATGTTTTCCGTTGTTCCGTGTTTGTGGTAGTTGCGGAGGGGGTAGCGGCAATTATCGTGGATCCATTCCGCCCTTGCGGCGTGTTTGTCCCAGTAGATGGAGCGGCGCAGGGTGTTGTAGGCTTGCGCCAGTCGGCGGCATTGTTCCGCCGGGTCCGTGTTGTGCGTGGGGTTAGTCATTTCCGAGGCGTTGTCCGGGGAGTTGTTTGACGCTGGGGTCCAGCTTGACGCAGCTTGCCGCGGCGGCATGGATGATTTCCCCCTGGTCGCTGTCCGCCTGGCTCCATCCTGTGTAGTCCGTCAGATTGTTGAGGTTGACGTAAGCGCACAGGAGGGACTCCCTCGTCTTGGCGATGGTCCGGTCCAGGTTGGCATACAGGGCTTTCAGGGTTTTAATGCGGGCCGTCAGGGTCTTTATTTCCGCGCGCAGGTCCTCACCCCTTCGTGCGCTGGCTTCGTCATTGCGCCGGATGCTGCGCGCAAGCCCCATGCGGTGATATTCGTAAAGCGCGGCCACCAACCCGTGTTGCTCCATGCTCAAGCGCAGGTCGCAACCGTGCATGTCCGAGCCGACAATGACGGAAGCCTCTACTTCCGCCGTGGGGAGTTGCAGGGCATAGGAGGCGACGACGGCCAGCAATCCCCGTTCTTCCGCGTTTTCCGTGCTGTAGCGGAGCGGCTTTATATCCGACAGGCTGGCCTCGTCAATGCCGTATTTTTCCAGCATCTTGTCCAGCAATTCCCGCGCGTTGACGGCTTCCCCATCCTCGCCGCGCTGGGCGAGGGCAAGGAGTTTTTGAAGCTTGGCTATGAGAGCGTCGTGATTCATGGCTGCTTAGAGGTATTGTTCCAGGTCGTCCGGCTTGGCGTTTTCCACATCCCGCCACATGCCCGCAAAGACACGCTTTTCCTCGCCGCCGAAAAGGTCCCAGTTTTTGAACCCCTGTTTAAGCGTGGAAATGGTGGAGACCAGCAGACCTACGGGCTTTTTGGTCTTGGGGTCAATGCCGAGGTATTGCGGATTTTTCCGGCGTTCCGTGGCTTTATCCTGGGCGGCCTGCCCGCACACGGCCCGGTAGGCTTGCAAGAGCGTCCATTCTCCGCTCGCTACTTTTTCCATAGCGTTTTGGAAAATAGCCTCCTCCTTCTCGTTTTCCGCCGTTTCCATGCCTGTCTGGATGGCATCCAGGCGGGCAAGGTCCGTCCCAGGGGCGGGCGCACCCAGGGACAACCGGGACAGGGTCATGTTGGCGGCCACGGTCCCCAGTGCCTCCAAATGTTCGGCCCAGCCCCTGTCCTTATGAGTGGGCGGATTATCCACGCCTAACACTTTGCAGGCGGTGTGATAGGCATTCATCCAGCGGTAAGCCGTGGGCCTGTTTAGGCCGATTTTATCCAGAGCGTCCGTCATGGTTATCCTGCCGTCCTCATGGATGCAATGCAGATAGGCCCCGGCCTTGAGGGCGTTAGCGCAGGCGGACGTCAGGTCCCGGCGCGCGGCGTTGACGTAGTTTGACAATTCCGCGAGGGTGTTTTTTGCAATGTCGTTTTGATTCATGATTTAGCGATTGTTGAGTAAGTCGTTTTTGATTTCTTCCGTGAGGCCGCACCGACGGGCGGCTCCGCGGAGTTGGAGCATGCCGTCACGCTCCCAGCGCAAGATGGTCGATTCCGACACGCCGCACCAGGCGGCAAGCTGGGAGCGGGTGAGCGGCCCGGAAAGGGGGAATCCCAGGACCCGGTGCGCCCACCGACGGACGACAGGCCGCCGCAACAGGCGGAGCTGGCAGACGGCGCGGAGGTCGCCGGGCAGGCTTGCCCATTCCTGGTCGGTGAGAGGGGGGAGCATGGCGGGAGCGGATTAAATGGCATCAAGGATAATGAGGACGGCCAGCCACACGAACACGGCCAGGCAGACAGCCAGGAACACGGCTCCCCAGCGGATAGATTTTCTTTTTTGGTCCGGGGCGGGGGTCAGGCAATAGCCGTACAGGGCATGCTGCTTTTCCTGCTGGTCGCGGCGGGCTTGTTTGAGTTGATTTTCAGTCATGGTGTGATTGGGGCGGAGGTTATTTCCCATCCCTATGGGGGAGGGTTTGAATGCGGCGCAGAAGAGATTTGCTTGCCCGGAATCCTGTCAGCACGCGGGCTAGGTGTGTGTAATGGACCCCTAAAAACGGGGCGGCGGTTCGGTAAGACCACCCTTTCTCATGTAAAATTTGCTTGGCAGCCTCAAGTTCCGGGGTGAGTTGAGGATTGCCCTGTAGTCGTTCGCGTGCTAACATACACTCCGTGTATTACACAAAGTGATAATCCGCAAGAAAAAAAAACACCCAGTGTAAATTTTATGACGCATAGTGTAAATTTCAAAGAAATCCGTGAACGCGCCGGGATGACGTTATCACAAGTAGCAGAGCTATCTGGTTATAGTGTTGCCGCGGTTAATGGCTTAGAATTAACAGGGAAAGGGAGTAAAAGATTGAAAGATAAAATCCTATCTATTTTGTTACAAGGAGAAGAAGAAGGGGACAAATCGGCAATACAGCATTGGAGAGATAGAGCTTTGACCGCAGAAAGCAAGCTGGAACAACTCAAATCAGCAATGCAAGGTTGGCTAAAAAAAATTTAGGGGGGAGTGTTAGCGTGCAAACACCTATTTTTGCACTAAAACGTTTTATAATGAATGATTCACAAGGAAAAATAGTGTATCATGTGATACACTCTGAAACAAGAGAGGATTATCGGCTAGAATAGCCGTTAGCGTGTAAACAGGCTTTTTTGATATATAAATATTGGCAATAAATGATTTATAAAGAAAAACAGTGTATCATGTGATACACTCTGAAACAATGAGACATTGCCGGACGGAATATGGCCTGCTAAGGTCACACCCCTATGTGCAATCAGTTTGATTTTAGGTCGTTGAGGGAAAAGTGCAATCTTACATTATCAGAACTTTCCGAACTGTCAGGGTGCGACATTATCAGCATTGACCAGGCAGAACGCGGGAAGAAAATATCTGCCGCTTTAAGGGAAAAAATATTATCCGTTTTGTTACAGATACAGGAAGAAGGATTGACCTCCGAAATCAAAATTTGGAGGACGCGGGCTTTGCAGGCCGAAGAGAAATTAGCCCTTATAAAAGAAGCGATGACGGGGTGGATAAAAAAAATTTAGCCTTGCAATCCTGATATAAACAACTTATAGCATTTTTATGCGTTACCTCCTTGCAATCATCCTGCCGCCTGTCGCCGTGTTATTTTCTGCCGGGATTGGTACAGCCTTCCTTAATTTTATTTTGACGTGCTTTTTTTATATCCCTGGCATGATTCATGCCGTGTTGGTTGTGTCTAAGAGAGACCAACAAAAAAGACATGAAGAAATGATGAAAGTATTGACACAGCAAACACAACTGCAAGCTGCGAATCTCGCGCAACAACAAATGCTGAATCAAACAAAGTAGGCAGACGGACAAAAATATTACTGACTTTTGCATCCTGGCCGCGGCAAGAAAGCCGCGGCCTTTTTTGTGCCATAGTGGGGCCTCTCAAGACAAGAGAAAGCACACTATGAACACGAACAACGAACAACAGAAAGAAGCCGCCGGAATCATTGCCCGTATCCTGGTTGCCCTCAAGGTTCCCGGAAACTGGGCTAAAGTCATTGCCGGGGCCATCATGGGAGCCATTGCCGCCTGGATGGGCATGACGCAGACATCCTGCGCCGCGCAGGGACAGGCGGACCCTCCCGGACGTGTCGGCTTGACCATCACCAAGGGACAGGTTGTAGCCACCCGTGACGGGCGCGTCCTGACGTGGGACCGGGCAACCCATAGCCTGGTCTGGACCCAGGCCCAGCCGGAAACGGACTGCCCGCCCATTGTCCAGCGCGAAAAATAAACCTGGCCCCTATATAGAAAGGAACTCCGAACATGAAAAAAATCTGTATCGACATAGGGCACGCCGCCGGAACGGGCGCGACCGGGAACGGCCTGGAAGAACATGGCGTGGCCGTGCAAATAGCGGCGCATCTTGCCCGCTATTTGAGGGAACGCGGCCATGCCGTGAGCGTCATTGATTATCCGAGCCTAAGCAACGCCGCCGACCTGAACGCCACCGTCCGCGCCATCAACGCCGGGAGCTACAATCTGGCCGTGTCCCTGCATTGCGACAGTTCCGACAACCCGGACGCCTGCGGCGCGCACGTATGCCACCACCGGACCTACCATAAGGACGGCACGTTTGCGGACAGCGTCCAGGGCAAGGCTCTCGCCTCCGCCATTGCCGGGCCGCTTTGCAAGCTCCTTCCGGGCCGTGCCGACCCCGTCCAGGCGCGCCCGGACAGGAAGAAAAAGCTCTCCGGCCTGCAAGTCCTGCGGGCAACGCGCCCGCCTGCGGTCCTTTGCGAGTGCAGCTTCATCACCAACGTTGCCGACGCGGAAATGATGAAAAACAGGCCGGAACTTATCGCCCAGGCCATAGGGGCCGGAATCCTCAATTATATCGACAATGGACATTGACCACATCGACAGCACCCTCTTTTTGAGCCTGGCCATTATCGTGTACTTTGTCGCCAAAATCATCTTGGCAATAAAGCAAATTCGGCAGCATGGACAGCCTCAAAAAATGGACCTGGAAAAACAGCCGCTCGAAGTCGTCGAGGGGCGGAAACTCGCCACAATGGACAATATCAAGGTGGCGCATCACCGCATTAGCGAGCTGGAAGACCGCCTGGACAAAATAGAGGCGGACGCCAAAAAGGAAAGGTCTGACGTCGTCAAGGAAATCATCACCATGCGAAAAGAGAGCCACACGCAGTTTGAAGCATTGTCCCGCGCCATAGGCCGCCTGGAAGGTGCGAGGCTTGCTGGCAATAATTAGCATTCAGGCCGCGGCGAGAAAGCCGCGGCCTTTTTTGTGCCAGAATACAGTCATGACCGAAGCGCAGAAAGTAAGACAGCTTATCCTTGAATACCTCGCCACACAGGGAAGCATCCCCGCCGGGGAATACAAACTTAAAACGGAGGTGAGGCTTGCCGGGTTTGACGCCTCCCAGGTGGAAGCGGAACTGGAAACCCTGGAAATGATGGGATGCGTCCACCGCCTCCCCTCCCTGACCGGGGCGCGCTGGATTATCCTTGACCGTGGGAAGGAGGCCCTGAACGCATGAGCGCGGCCCGCACGGCATCCGCCGCCATTTCCCGCATGCCTGCCAAGGTCCAGGACGAGGTGAGCCGATGCCTGGACAACGGCGGGACATGGCGGGACGCGGCGGCCATTTGCGAGCGCGCCGGGTATCCCGGCGTGAACGCGCAGAACGTCACCAATTACCGCAAGGGGGCGCACCTGGAATGGTTGCGCCGCCAGGAACGCGTGGAAACGGCCCGCGCCCAGTATGCGTGGAAAGTGGATCTCGTCCGTAAATACGCGGAGGACGGCGGCCCCGCGGAAGCGGGCCTTGCCGCCGCCCTGGAAATGCTGGAATCCGCCCTTTCCGGCGTCAACGCCGGGGACATTAAAAGCCTGATTGCCGACAAGCCGGAAAAAATCTTTGCGGTTATCAAGACCCTGTCCGACCTCCGCCGCGACCTGGCGGACATGCGGCGAGAATCCCGCGAGGACGCCGCGGCCCAGGCGGCCCAGAACCCCGGAACGACCAACCGTGGCTTGTCCGAGGCCGACATGAAAGCCATCGAGGACGCCGCCAACCTCCTTTAATTGTATGAAGCCACGCATCATCCGGCGCAAAGCGAACATGCCGCGGAGCATGGTTTATCAGGTGGATTTTTTGAATGACCCCGCCGACAATATCCTTGTGGAAAAAGGCCGACAAATCGGCCTGTCCGAATACGCCGCCCTGAAAGCCGTCCGCGCCAGCGTCAAGCAAGGGGCAACCCTTGACTGGTGGGTCTGCTCCCGCGACCTGGGCGCAGCCAAGCAATTCATCGACGATTGCCGGAAATGGGCGGAGATTTACAACCTGGGGGCCGGGAAACTGGGGCAGGAAATCATTGAGGGGGAAACCGTCTTCGCCATCACCTTTGCCACGGGCGTTACTATCCATGCCTTGTCCAGCAACCCGGACGTCCTGGCGGGCAAGCGCGGCAACGTCATCCTGGACGAATTCGCTCTCCATAAGGACCAGCAAAAGCTCCTTAAAGTGTCTTCCGCCGTGACGCAATGGGGAGGCCAGCGCATCATTATATCCACGCACCGCGGCAAGGGAGCCGTCTTTGCCCAGCTGGTCAACGACTGTGTGAACAACGGAAATCCGATGGGGTGGAGCCACCACCGCGTCACCATTCAGGACGCCGTCAACGCCGGGATTGTCGAGCGCATCAACGCCAAGGCGGGAAAAAAGATGACCCGCGAGGGCTTCCTGGCATCCTGCCGGGCTAAATGTCTCACGGAATCCGACTACCTGGAAGAATACATGTGCGTTCCCCAGGACACGGCGGGCCAGCTTGTCTCCTGGGACACTATCAACGCCTGCACCAACGACCGCTACGCCTCCGCGACGGGCAACATTGCCGCGGAAGACGGGGAATTCGGCGTGGGGGTGGACGTGGCGCGCCTGTCGGACAAGCATTGCTATATTGCCCTCAAGCCCTGGAACGACCGCTATGTGGTCCGGCTGGTGTACTACCACGAGGACAACTCCTGGGAGAGCCGCGACCGGAAGCTCGACGAGATGACCGGGGCCGCGGGCGTCAAGCTCGTCGTCATCGACCAGACAGGGCTGGGGGACAAATACGTGGAGGACGCCAAAAAGCGGCGGAATGGCCACAAGGTCCGCGGCGTCATCTTTAATAACAGTTCCAAGGAGGAATTGGCGTCCAATCTGGCCCGCGCCCTGGAAGCCGGGAAAATCATCATCCCCAGCCACGACTTGCTGAAATCCCACATGGCCGCCATTGAAAAGGGCTACACCAAAACCGGGCTTGTCTGCTACAACGCGGACCGGACGGACAGCGGCCACGCCGACCTGTTCTGGGCCTTGGCAATGGCCTACCACGCCCTGACCCTGAAAGCCGCCGACGGCGTCTGGACCAGGGAGCGCGCGGAGGGTGTGGTCATGGGGTCCAGCCGGGGCCGCTACCGCCACCAAAGGAGAAATTTACCCCGCAACAGAAAATGAACATCCCACCGAAAACGAAAACACCCTCCGCGGCGCACCGCGTACCCCCTAGCGCGGCGTTGAACGCCGGAGCGGCATCATTGACCGTCAAACAGATTTTAGAGGCCAAAAACGGCCTTAAAAACAATCACCAAAATTCCGGCATGCAGCGCATCATTATTCCGGCGGCGCGCTCCCGCTGGATGATGCCGGACCTTGAGTGGGTCACGCCGGATTATATTTCCCGCGTGCTGGCCTCCGCCCTGGCCGGAGACTGCCCGGCGGAAGAACACGAATTATACGACCTCATGTGCCGGACCTGGCCCCGGCTGGTCAAAAATGTCGCGGAACTGAAAAATGCCGTGTGCGACCTTGTGTGGACCGTCCAGGACCCGGAAGGGCGGGAAGACCTGAAACACCTTGCCGAACGGGCCAGGGACGGCATGAGGGGAAACTATAAAGAAGACGGCCAGGGCTGGCGCGGCACGATTAACGGCTTGCTTGACGGCTGGTTTTGCGGCGTGTCCGTCCGGGAAATTGACTGGGAGGTTCGGGGGTGTGCGCACATGCCGCAAGCGTGGCTCCCCCGCCAGACCCGGCGCGTCCATCCGCGCTGGTACGGCTGGCACGCGGAAAGCGGCCTGTTCGGCATGCGCTCCCCTGGGAGCGACGCCCTGGCCGACTTTGACGCCGCCAAATTCCTGGTGGCGATCAACAACGTGTCGTTCGGGCATCCGTGCGGCGGCGCGCTCCTGCGCTCCCTGGCCTGGTACTGGTGCGCCGCCAACTTTTCCGCGGACTGGCTCCTGAGTTTCGCGCAGATTTTCGGACAGCCTATCCGCTGGGGAAATTATGATAACAGCGACCCCGGCCTCCGGGACATCATGGCCGACATGCTGGAAAACATGGGGTCCGCCGCCTGGGCCGCCGCTCCCAACGGCTGCACGCTGGAGCTTAAAGAGCCGAGCAACAAAGGGAGCGACAACCCTCAACGCCAGCTCATCGACCTGGCGGACACGGCCTGCGACCTGCTGATTCTGGGGCAAATCCTCACGGGGACCCCTGGGGACGCGGGAAGCCGCGCCCTAGGGGAGGTCCACTACAACGTGCGGAGCGACATCATCAACGCCGCCGCGGGCTGGCTGGCGGAAGTACTCAATGAACAGCTGCTGGCCGCCGTTTACCGCTTCAACGCCGCCGCCGCGGAAGAAGAAGCGGCGTGGCCCTACTACGACCCCTCGTCCAAGGCCGTCAATGACCCCATCAAGGCCGCCGAGCGCGTGAAAATCCTGCTCGAAAGCGGTATCCCCCTTGTTAAAGAGTGGGTGCATGAGGTCACGGAAACGCCCCAGCCTGGAAACGACGACGAGGTGTACACGCGCCCGGAACCCTCCGGGCAACTGTCCCCGTCCCTGGTTGCCAAGGCCCTTGACGGGATGCCCGCCGCCTCCCGCGACTACTTCCTTGCCGCCATTAAATCCGCGGCATCCCCCCTATGAGCGATAACCCGCAAATGACCTACTTGCGCGAGGCCATGAGGGACGGCCTGCAGGACATGCTGGACGCGTGGCTCGGCAAGGCCCGCCCCCTGCTGGAAACCCTCACCCGCGCCGCCTGCGACCCGGACGTCAGCGACGGAGATCTCCGCTCCCTCGTGTCCGAGCTGCTGGCCTCCGGGCAGCTGCTCCGCTCCCTGAACCCTGCCGCCCTGGCGGAATACCTGGAGGACGGCATGGGGACCGCCGCCGCGATTGGCAAATGTCAAGCCCCCCACGTCAGTAAATCAACACATGAGCGTTAATCTGACCCTGAAAGCGGATTCCGTCACGCCGGACCTCGCCCGGCTGGCGTCCCGGTCCCCCGCCCTGAAAAAAGTAATGGGCGTGGCCATGCGGAACGCCCTGATTAGTCATTTCCGCCTCAAAAATGCCACTCCGAACAGACTAGGGGGTACGCGGACCAACTTCTGGCTGGCGGTTGCCAATTCCTGTTCCGCTCCCGTCGTCAACGGGTCCGGCGTCCTGGTCCGCATCAACCATCCCCACGCGGCGATTCACGTGTACGGCGGGCATGTCACGCCCAAAAAGGCGAAAATGCTCGCCATCCCGGTTGCGGCGGAGGCCCACGGCAAAAGCCCCCGCGTCTTTTCCGACCTCCGGCCCGTGTGGAGCGGAGGACGCCCGGTGGGGCTGGCCCTGGGGGAAAAAATGTACTACGTGCTTAAAAAAGGCGTCCGCATCCCCAGCGACCCGCAAGCCCTGCCCCAGGAGGACCGGGTCCGGCAAGCCGTCACCAGGGCGGCGCGCATCTTCTTGCGCCGGAACGGCTCCTAGTTCGCATCCTGGCCACGCCGAGAAAGCCGCGGCCTTTTTTGTGCCATCATGCGGGCATGATATTGCTTGCCAGTTTTGCCGGGTCCGCCCTGACGGACGAGGACGGGGACGACATCCAATGGATGCCGCCCGGCGTCCACGAGATTGAACCCCACTCCCCGGACGGAGAAGTTAAAAAGATAACCGTCCTGGTGGACGAGGCCGCAGCCAAGGCCGTCGAGGAAGCGCGGGCGCAGTACCAGGCGGAATTTGACGCCGGGCGCGGCGACGCGCCGTTCACGGATTTTTGCCACGCCGACCAGGAGGCGTCCTCCTGGGTGTTGCGGGTGTACTGGGGCGGGGACGACCCCAAGAAAGGAGGCATCCGGGCCGTTGTGGACTGGACGGACGAGGGCCGCGCCAAGAAGGGCAAATCCCTCAAGCGTTTTTCCCCCGGTTTTTATGTTTCGGACGAGCCGGACGCCGAGGGCCGCTACCATATCACGGGCGCGCCCGCCAACATGGGCGGCCTGGTCAACCGGGCAGCCTTTCGTTCAATACAGCACCTTTCCGCCTCCGCCGCGACGGAGGGAGGCGAAAAACAAAACAATAATCAAGACCAAAACACCATGACAGAAGAAGAAATTAAAGCCCTGCAAGACGAAAACGCGTCGCTGAAAAAGCAGCTCGAAGACTTGCAAAAAACCGTGGCGGCCATGCAGGAAAAGGACGCGGACGCCGCCGTGGAGGCCGCCTGCGCCGCCGGGAAAATATCCCCGGACCTCAAGGCATCCTGGAAAGAAAACATCCTGAAAAACCCGGCGGCGAAAGAACTGCTCGCCTCCCTGCCTGTCAATCCCGCATTCCGCCAGGCCTACACGGCCCAGGACAACAAGGGGGACGGGGCGAAAACCGGGAAAGCCCTGCTTGCCCAGCACGCCGCCATCGCCGACCCGGCGGAACGCCTCGCCTTTTTCCGCAAACACGAAAAAGAGCTGATTGCCGCCCGCGGCTAATCCCTCCCGCCAATTACCAACCACACACTATATATAATAGACATGGCAACAACTATTGATACCAAGTTAAACGACGACATTATCGTTTCCAAGGGCCTGGAAGCTTTCAAAAATTCCCTGGCTCCCCTGGGCAAATTCTCCACCGACTACTCCAAAGAGGCCGTCAACAAAGGGGCAAGCCTGAAAGTCCCCTTAATCGGTTCCTTGACGGCTTCCGACGAAGAAAACGCCTATGAAAAGGAAACCGGAACCCTGGGGGCCGTGACAGTCACGATGGACGGCTACGCCAAAGCAACGGTAGGCTTGACCGACCGCCAGTTCATGGAATCCTCCGCCGCCAGCCTGAACATTTTTGCCGGGCAAATGGGCCACGCCGTCGCCACAAAAGTTATTGAGGGAGTGTTCGCCAAAATCACCAAGGCGAACTATCCCGCCACGCTGGCGGCGACGGCGGGTATGTCCATGATGCAGCTGCTTGCCCTGGCGCGCGCCAAATTCGGGGAGCTGAAAGTGCCCCTGGCCAACCGCGTCTATTTCCCCTCGCCCGCCGCTTTCATGGCCCTGGCCGAGGATTCCGCCGTGCAGGTGGCGTCCGCGCTGGCCTACGGCGGGACGGAGTACGTCCGCGACGGCATCATCCCCCGCCTGCTGGGGTTTGACCTGGTGGAATCAACCGTTCTCCCGGCCAGCTCCGCCGCTCCCAACGGCTTTATCGTCCACCCCGCCGCGCTGGCCGTCGCCACGCGGGCGGTGGTCCCGTCCGACCCCAAGGGGTATTTGGACCAGCGCATCGTCACGGACCCGGACACGGGCATCACCATGTCCTACCGCCGCCATTACGCTTCCGGGGCGGGCAAGCATTTTCTGACGTTTGAATGCTACTACGGAGCCGCGGTCGGCCTTAAAGACGCCCTGGTCCTGATGCCCTCCATCCCGGCGGCCTCCGGGTCTTAACCCCGAACCCACCACCATTCCCGGCGCGGCCATCCGCCGCGCCGGGCTTAGAAAAAAAATGAACTGCATCCTCACAGAATCCGCCCTCCTGGGGGCCTTGACGGCCTCCCAGCTTGAGGACATCCGCAGGCAGGCCCCCGCGGGGGAGGACCCGGTGACGGAAGCCATCCTGACCTCCTGCGCCAGGGTGGACGCCTATTGCCGGGGCCGCGCCGTTCCGGGGCCGCTCATGAGCGGCTGGGCGCGGGACATTTGCGTGTTTTACCTGGCGAAAATCCTGCACAAGACCACGGACGACCAGCGCACCGCCTACGACCAGGCCCTGAAGGAATTGCAGGACGTGAGGGGCGGCACGTTCCGTTTCTCTTCCGATTCCGAACAATCAACCCGTGGGCCGCTCGCCTACGGCTCCAGAAAAAAAATCAAATGATCACCGATACTCAATGGCTCATGCGCGCCCTCGTCGCGGAGCTGGAACAGGCAGGCATTGCGGACGCCGTCGCGGCTCCCAATGTGACCACCTATGACGACGCTCTGGACGCCCTCCGGGAATACCCGCAACGGGTTATTTTCATCCTGCCCGGAGCCGTCAATATGGAGCATGACGTGCAGGGGGGCGTTCCCGTCAAGGCTCTCCTGACGCGAGAAGCAACCCTGTTTATTTCCGCGGCGGCTCCCGGCCAGCCGGGGGGAGACATGGACACGGCCAACCGCATGGCCGACGACGTGCTGCGGGTGCTGACCTGGTCCTCCCTGGGGCAGGACAGGCGCATTATCTGCAAACCACGCCAGGCGGCCCCCCTGCCTGTTGTCTGGGAGGATGCGCCGGGCCGCGCGGTCTGGTCAATGACCATTGACGTCACCAGCCTCGAAAACGAATTCTAACAGCAAAAAAAATATGACGACGCAAAACAAGTACATTATCAAGGGCAACGACATCGACTACGGCATCCCCTCCGGCGCGACCGTGCCGTGGGGCGTCCTCACGTCCATCAAGACCAAGCCCAGCCAGACCATTGCCGAATTTAACGACCAGGACGGGGAAATCGGCACTATCGTATTGAGCCAGCGCAAGGAGGTTCTGACGCTGGAAGTCCTGCGCGCCGCGCCGAAAGGCCAGAAGGTGGCGACCCTGCCCGAGCCGGACATGGGGGACGCGGTCCAGTATCAGGGGAAATATTACCTGGTGACTTCCGCGGAGAAAACCGCCGCCCTGAACGACGCCGCGAAGTTCTCCATTGAATTAACGTGGTGGCCCCATATCGACCTGGCCCCGGCGGACGAATCCCTCTCCGAATAACTGTCATGACCCCCGCCGTTATCAATGTTGACCTCGCCCGCGGCACGGACTACGACCTGGTCCTGCTGGTCCAGGATGCCGCGGGCGTCCCGCTGGACTTGTCCGGGGCCTCCCTGGATTTTGCCCTGAAAGCCGGCGACGCGTCCGTTCCGCTGGCCGTGGATGCCGCGGATGCGGCGGAGGGGCTTGTCCGGGTCCGCGTGCCGGGCCAGGCCCTGGGCATGTACCCCTGGGAAGGTTGGTTACAACCCTCCCCGGAAACGCCAAGAGAGCGCATCCTCCGCGGCCTGATGACCGTGACCGACAGGGTTGACCCCAGGGCGGAGGGCAACCCGTCCACGCACCGCTATGTTGTCCGCTTGAGTGACGCCGTGACCGTAAGCGTTGATTCCGTGGATTTGGCGTGGTGGGCCTATGCTCACGCCCTCAAGGCCCAGGAGAGCATGGAGTCGCTGGCCGCCGCCTGGCCGGAAACAGTCAACGCGGCCAAAGAGGACGCCCTGGCCGTCATCCGGGACAAGCAGGCCGATTCCGTGCTTGCCGTGGGGAGGGCGCAAAAAACGGCTACGGACAAGATTGCCGGAGCGCAGGCGGACGCCGTTTCCGCCGTCCAGGCGGCAGGGGAGGAAGCGAAAGAGACGATTGTCCCCCTTGTCCGCCGCGCCGAAACCGCCAGGGAAGACATTGACCAGGCGGAGAGGCGTATCAATACGGCGGCGACTAATGCCGAGACCTCCGCCACCGCTGCGGCCAACTCCGCGACGGCGGCGGCTAATGCTCTGGCGGCTATTCCGCAGGTGGATGCCTCCGGCAACATGACGATTCCCGGAGGTCTGACGGCGGCGGGGACCGTCAACGCCAACGGAGGCATCAACATCCCGCTGGCCGTGGGGGCGGCAACGGATACGTCAGCGGTCAACCGCCTGTATGCTGCCGGGCTGGCTGCCGTGACTGACGCTTTTTCTTCCCAGAGTTTCCTTTCCGATTTCAGTTTGTACGGCGGGAGCGTCGCCGTAGATCAGACGGTTCCCGGCCAGGTGTGGAAACTCAGCAAGACATCCGCAGATCCGGGGACAGTCCAGATTAATTTAATGAATCCCTTTTTAGGAGCATCCAATTATTCGGGGTGGCATGGATTTATTCTGCCGGTCGCTTTGGGCAATGCTGGCAGCACTGCCGCCCGAAAACTGACTTTCGCGTTGGGTAAACCGGGGAATATCGTCAAGAAGACGGCTGCGGAGATGGATATGTTCACGCTGTCCCCCGCGCCTGGGTCTGCCAGTTCTTTAGCAAGGTTCGTTGACGTCACGTTTTATATGGTCAATGACGCATCCACGAATCCGGCGGGTTATCCGGTGAGGGTGAGGGAACTCGTCTATGATTCCGCTCAGGCTAAGTGGTTATGTTATGAAACTCTCTCCGTCATTCCGTCCTTCAACACCAACCCGTCCTGCAATATGTTCCTTTCTTATCAACAGGACAGGCCGGGCCGCGACGTCAGGGCGGGATTGTGGATTGGTTCTAATGCGGCGGATTCCCGGCGTCTGCTGTGCATTGCCGACATGCACGGCGTTGTTGACACGTTCTCCTGGACTGGCGTTGGAGCTTTGTATTGGGATAGCGACGGGACCAATTCTCATAGTTATCTTGGAGCGATGAGGCAGATGACGGCTCCGGGGAGTAACCTGCCGAACGGGGCTTATGATGCGTTCCGGGCTCTTGAGTCGCGTTTGATCCAGTCAACTTCTACTTACGATTTTACGCCTTATGAATAATTCCGAGATACAGATTCAGTTCCCTAAGCCCGGTAATTGGCAGGAATTCATCCTGACGCCCATTTATCAGGATTCGGGAGGTTATAGACCTCCGGCGCGCTATACTCCTGCCGATATACCAGCCGACCAAGCCCCGGCCATGGCCGCCGTAGTTGCTGCGCTGGTGGGATTGGGTGAGGATTGGCAGGCCGTCCAGGTGTGGGCTCATCTGATAACGGCGACTGTCTATAATGAGGATGACCCGTATACCCCCACCGGGCAGCGGGATGAGGTTGCGCTGGATGTTGAGGCGGTTAATGAGCAAGGGGGACGCCGGATTTTTACCCCGTATCAATACCCGGAGTTCATCATTTCCGACCCCGCCGCCGTGGAGTTTTTCAAGTCCTTTATCCGGCCTTAGTTTGCATCCTGGCCGCGGCAAGAAAGCCGCGGCCTGTTTTGTGCCATAGTCCGGGGCATGGCTAAATCTGATATTGTAAACACAACCGCCGCGCTCATCCCTGACGTTGTCCGGGAGGCTTTTTCTTCCTCCAAGTCTCTTTCCCTCCGCGACATTCTTTTGTTGGAGCAGGCGGGAGTTACATTTTTCGCCACCGGGAAAAAACCCTCGTTCCGCGATATGAGCGTGGTTTGCTGGCTGGTTGCCGGGAGGGAATCCTTCCTTGCCGCCCTGGATTCCGGCGATTTTGACAAGGCGTTTTCCGCGTGGGCAGATACTTTCCCGCCCGCTCTGCTTGTTAAATGCCTTTCGGATATTGCCGACATCCTCAAGCGGACATTTGTTCCGATGGAGGACGCCGGAAAAAAGCCGGGAACGGGGAAGCCGCGGCATCCGTGACTTGCAAGGGGTGCGGCTGGTGGCTTTCCCTCGTCGATTTGCTTTGCTCCGAGTACGGCTGGCCCCTTGACGCCGTCCTGAATCTCCCCGTGGCCCGCGCCCTGTGTTTGAGGGCCGCCATTGCCGAGCGCAACGGCGTGGAAAGCGGCGGCCTGACCTATCTTGAAATCCAACTCCTGAAAAATCTGCATGGCTAACGGCATATCTTACCAGCTGGACCTGGACAACGCCGGATTCCAGCGCGGCCTTGGGGAGGCCCGGTCCGCCGTGTCCGGGTTTTCCTCCCTGGTCCAGCCTCAAATGATGATGGTTGCCGCCTCCGTCGCCGGGGCGGCTCTGGCCGTCAAGGGTATCAGCACGGCGTTCCGTGAGGCGCGGGCCGCCGTGGGAGAGGCCGCCAACCGGGAAACGATGGAAACGGCCTTCATTCCGCTTCTTGGTTCGGCCAAGGCCGCCAGGGAACGCATGGCGGAACTGGCCGATTTTGCCGCGCACACGCCTTTCCAGCTTCCGGGGATTGCCGCCGCGTCCCGAACCCTGGAATCCCTCACCGATGGAGCCTTGTCCACCGGGGACGGCCTCCGCCTGGTGGGCGATGCCGCCTCCGCCCAAAACACCCCCATCGAAGAAATGGCCGTCACGATAGGCCGCCTTTATTCCGGCCTGGACAGCGGGCGGCCCGTGGGGGAGGCCATGCAGCGTTTGCAGGAGCTTGGCGCAATATCCCCCGATGTGCGCGCCAAGCTCGAAAAGCTACAGGCCGAGGGGAAAAAAGGTTCGGAAGTCTGGCAGGTGGCGGCGGAGGAACTGGCCCGGTTTTCCGGCGGTATGGAGCTACAGTCCCAGACCTGGAACGGGAAAATTTCGACATTGAGCGATAACTGGGCGCAAGTCCGGGCCGAATTCGGCAAGCCCATCATGGACGCCCTCAAGCCCCTGCTGGACGAGGGAATCGGCTCCCTTGAGAGCATGGCCTCCAAGGCGCGCGAAATAGGCGAAATGATCGCCTATGCCATGCGGTTCATGATTGAGGCGTTCAAACAGGGCGAGGCGTGGAACCTGGCTAAACTGGGGTTGACCCTGGCATTTCAGGAGAGCGTGAATTTCCTGTGGCGCGTCCTGATGGGGGTTTTTGAGGCTATCCCCCGATTCCTCGTCAATGGATTCAAAACCGGAATCATGGTCTTGGATATTCTGACGGATGCGGAGTTCTGGAAAAATGTTGGTCTTGCTTTTCTAAATGTAATGCAGGCAGCTATTGCCGGAATAGCTGCTTTGTTGTCAGAACTTGTCGCCAAAATAATGGATTTGATTCCAGGCTTGGAAGAGCAAGCGCAATGGATGCACGGTTTATCCGATGATGCCCGCCGCCGCGCTTCTGTGGGTATGGACAATGCCGGGAATGCGGGGCAGCGACTTATTGATGCCTATGGCGACCGCATACTTGGCCGAATATCCGACGATTTTTCAGCTCTGCAAGACGCCTTTTCTTCCGGGTTTTCCCAGGCGGCGGACGTGTTGGACACATCAGGAGTGCGCGCCGAAATTTCCGCCGCGTCTGAAAAAATTACTGCATCCCTGGCCGCCCAGGATAAAGAGCGCGCCGCGAAGGAAAAAGAGGACGCCGCCAAGAGCAAGCCCAGGCGGCAAAAGACCGAGGACGACGCGCCAAAAATCAAAGTCAACTGGGAGACCGTGCTGGCCGGGTCCCTGGCTAAGGTGGGCGGCGGCGGATATGGCCGCATGATGCTTTCCGCCGAAAACATCCCGGCCAAGCAACTTTCGGAGCAAAAGAAAACAAACGAACTGCTCAATAAACTGCTGCAAAAACAGAACGGCTCCCTGGCTATTTTAGGATAATGGACAACGATATTTTAGGAAATCTCCCGTCAGGCGTGCTGACCTGGTGGAAACCCTCCCAATACCGGGAGACTTACAGCAACAAGACCCTCACCTTGTTTTTCATGTGTCCCCAGGGGGAGGGCCGCGGCCTGGTCCCCAAAATCCACTCCACCGAGTACGGATTACCCCTGACGGAAATCAGCATTGAAACTCATGAGAGCAACAAGGTTGACTTCATCACCCTGACCTGTTCCAAGGACCGGGACGAGGATGACGACGACCCGGACAACCCCGACGACCCGGAAGGCCCCACCTATGAATTTGACGGGCGGGAATGTGAAATAACTGTCTCGCTGGTAGATGAGCCGATCACGCAATGCAAGCTTTACAAATCCCAGGTGGACGCCTTGGACAACTCTTCATTGACGGACTTATGCGCCCTGATGGGCGGGCAGCTCGCCGACGAGCAAGGCACAAACTTAGAAAAAAAGCTCAACGGCAAAGTGCCGCCCTCCCTGCTTAAAAAAATCTTGCGAGGCCAAACCCATTACAAGGCAGCCTATACCCAGTGCCGCCTGACCATCCCCGGCAAGGTGGATATTTCCGATTCCGGGAAAATTAGTTCCCGCGCCGGGTTGCCCAGTCTGCCGGACGGGCAAGTCTGGCTTTGCGGAGGCGGCGGACTGACGCGCCGCAATGGACGGACCGTCACGCAAATCACCTACGTTGGCGGCAACTGGGACCCGGAAATTTATAAATAGCATGTACAACCTCCCCAAAAAGAGCAAGGGCGCAGTTCTGACCGCCGAAAACTGGAATAACAGCGTGGAGGCTATCCAGGACGCGCTCAACAGGTCATCCGATTTTCAGACGATGCTTCCTTCCGTCCCGGCGGCCAGCCGCTGGACGGGTGGACGCTCTGTTGTTGACAAGGGGGGATTTTCCCTCCGCTCCCTGGTTAAAGAGGGGGAGGCGTGGAAAGCCTATTTCAACCCAGGCCGCGTGCTGGAAGTCCACGCGGGCGGGGCGCGGGTTATCGTCCCCAGGATTGGCGGCGAAAAGATGGACGCCGTCCCATTCCCGGCCCTTGAGGCGGAGGCGGGGAAAAAAGTGTATCTGGACCTGGTGTGGGGCGACAACAGCCACGACTGCATCACGGCGGCCCGCCTGTCCACAGAAGAAACCCCGCCCGGCGGACGTTCCGCCAGACTCACGCTGGGCGAGTTCGTGTCGTCCGCCCAATCCTCCGGGTCCAGCGCGGACGACATCACCTACACCCCGTTTTTGACCGGGTGCATTACCTACGCCAGCGGCTCCCGCAACGAGGGCTGGCGCGTGCTGGCCGTCGCGGATGCGGAGGGCAAGCCGAAAGCCGCCTATCTGCGCCGCGGCAACATTTACGCGTTCGGCAAGCTTGTTTCCGAGGGCAGTATGAAGTGGGAAAACGCCCCGGCAAAGGAGGGCGACATCTGGCTCAATGTCAAATTTGACGGGGACGGCAACTATAAGAGTTTTTCCCTGTCTAAATCCAGGGGGGAGGTGTCCCCCTTGCCCGCGGACGGCCTCAAGGACGGAAAAAAACCGGACAGCGCGTCCTATGCGTTCAAGCTGGCGACGATCAGCACGTGCGCGGAGCCGTTCCCGGAGGACGGCAACCCGGATTCATTTGTTAATGTGCGCCAGTTCGCCCTGGGGTCCGTGTTCTGCGACCTCGCCAAAAGCGAGGCCCAGGAGGGAACGCAGGAGGACGGCAACGAGGGATTCCGGGTTAAAGTGGAAAAAAATGCTTCCGGCAACGTCACGGCGGTGAAAGTCCGGCCCGGACATGTCTATATCATGGGGCGGTTTTGCACGACGGCCCTTGAGGCCGGGGCGGACGGCTGGGTTACTCATTCCGCCACCTCCGGGCAAGTCTGGCTTGTCGTGCAATTTGACGAGTGGGGCGTTTTCGAGAGTGCCTCGTTGTCTTCTTCTCAACCCAGCACCGCCACCCTTACCCCGTTCATCCTGTCCACGGAGGCAACGGGCATCCGCGGGCAATACGCTTTTCATCTGGCGGACGTGGAGGCGGACGGGTCCGTCAAGCAGTACGCCCTGGGGGCGGTTTACTGCCTGTTCGACCCCGCCACCTTTTTCACCCCCGGCCCCGCCGAGTAAGATTTATGACTATTATATATATACCTGTCTATGCAGGCAACGGCCCGGAGGCCGTGGAGTGCGTGGCATGCGCCGGGCGGACGTTCCCGGAGGCGCGCATCGTTGTCGCCGATGATTCCCGTTCCCCCATGCCGGACCAGTACCGGGACGCCTGTTCCTATGGCGCGGACATTGTGACGACGGACTTTGACCGCGGCCTCAACCTTAACGGCCCGGAGGCCGTCAGGGGGATTCTTTCCTTCCTGTCCCATGAGGCGGCGGATGATGATGTTGTCCTCAAGGTGGACCCGGACACAGCCCTGATTGGCCGCTCCTGGCTTCAACCCATGCTGGACGATTCCTCCGTGCCTTTTACCGCGTGCGGGACCAGTCAGCAACCCGCCTACGGCTGCTGCTACGCCCTCCGGGGCCGCGTCGCCGCGGAGCTGGCCGCCGTCATGCAGGACGCGCCGCTTTCTCCCATTTGCCCGGAGGACAGAACTATTGGCCGCTACGTCCGGGACCATTATGACGGATGCAGGATTTTCTACCCGTGGTCGCCGGAGCGGTGGGACGGACTGTTCACCGCGTGGCGGTGGCAATGCCAGGGCAAGGCCCAGGCCGCCACCTACGCCCGCCGCTTTGACGTCGTGACGACGGGCAACCCCTGTTATTCCCCGTTCCCCGGCCTCGCCCGCGCCACGGTCATGTCCTGCCTCCGCCGCGCCGCCGCGGACCTTCCGCCAACCCTCCGCCGATACTAAGTGATGGCTTCTTTCCGCGATTCTTCTTCCTCCCTGCCTGCCGAGTGCCGGGAGATTCCCCAGGCTCCCGGCCCGGAAAAGGGCGTTCTGGCCCTGCTGGCGATGGACCCGGCAACCTATATGTCCCAGGCCGTCGCGTTCGGCGTGACGGATGATTTTTTTTTCCTTCCGGGTCATCAGATATTGTGGCGGTTGTTCCTGGCCCGCTACAATGCCAATTTGCCGCTGGATATTATTTCCGTGACGCAGGCCCTTGCGGATATGCGCCAGCTGGACGCCGTAGGGGGCAACGCCGGGCTGGCGGCCCTGTACACGTTCACCACTACCGGAGCCTTTTTCGAGCATTACCTGCATACCCTGCGGGACAAGTTCCTGTTGCGTTCCGTCATCGACACGTCTTCCAGGGCCATCACGGACGCATTTTCCGGCCCGGAGGACGTGGAGGCCCTGATGGATGCCGCGGAAACCCGCCTGTTCCAGATACGGGAGCAGGCCAGGAGCCGCGCGGACGGCCCAGGGCTGGCCGCCCTTGTCCGGGAGGCCGTCACCAGCTTTGAAAATTTTATCGCCAGCAAGGGGCGCATTCAGGGGCTTTCCACGGGGTTTGGCCAGCTGGACAAGAAGAGCAACGGCCTTAAGCCGGGGGACATGTTCGTGATTGCGGCCCGCCCGTCTATGGGGAAAACGTCTTTTTTGCTTAATATCATGGAGCATGTCGCGCTCAATGAGAAGAAGCCGACCCTGCTTTTTTCCTGTGAAATGCCCGCCGTCCAGATTGTGGAGCGTCTTCTTTTCGCCCGTTCCGGCGTCCGCCGCGGGGAGATTGTCAGGCGCGGCACGCTGACCCCGTTAGAGATGCAGCATTTCAAGCGGGCCGTGGAGGACGTGGGGGCGGCCCAACTGGTCATTGACGATACGGCGGCCATTTCCATCAACGAGCTTCGGGCGAAAGCCCGCCGCGTCATGCGGGACCTGGGGGGACTGGCCGTTATTGGCGTGGATTATCTGCAACTGATGCGTTCCACGTCCAGGCAGGCGGCCAACAGCCGGGAACGGGAAGTGGCGGAAATATCCGCGGGCCTGAAAGCCCTGGCTAAGGAACTCAAGGTTCCCGTCGTCGTGCTGGCCCAGCTGAACCGGGGGCCGGAGACGCGCGCCGGGAAAGAAGCCGGGATTCCCCGCATGTCCGATTTGCGGGAGTCCGGCTCTATCGAGCAGGACGCGGACATGATAGGCCTTCTTTACCGTTCCGACTACTACGCCGAGGACGAGGACCAGCGGCAACAGCTCGCCGGGCTGGCAAGCCTGCACCTCGCCAAAAACCGCAACGGCCCCACCGGGGACATCCCGCTCCGCTTTGAGGCGGAACTCATGCGTTTCTCCACCCGCGAACCCGAAAAAAAATAG